CGCCCTGGGGGCGCTCCAGCGACGAGGAGCCGCCGTTGGCATAGACCTCGTTGCGGCGCTCCTGGGCACGCGCCAACGAGATCTCGGCATCCTCCTGCGACAGTGCCGCATCGGTGAGCTCGTCGTTCATGTCGCGCAGCGAGCGCCGCGCTTCCTCATACGACTCGGCCAGATCCTGCTGGGCCTTGCGGGCGTCACGCTGCGCATCGGCCAAATCCTGCTGCGCGTCGGCCACACCCTTGGCGGCTTGGGCCACGTTGTGCTGTTTGTCGGCCAACTCGTCCGCGGCGTCGCCGGCACCCTTGGACTGTTCCTTGATCGCGGAGAACGTGTCGACCAGACCGGTCGAGCCGATCAACCCGACACCACCGATCGCGCCCAGCGCGCCGGCGGCACCACCGGCGGCACCGATGACGCCGAGTAGTGCCGGGATCAGCGCGGTGATCGCCGCGGTGATCCCGGCGAACTTGACCGCACCCATTCCCGACAGCGACCGCTCCGCATCGTCGGCGTCCGACTTCGCGCGCTTGAGGCTGCCCTTCTTGTCGACATCGACGTCGACCTCGACCTCGCGGTCACGCGCCACCTCGGCGAGCTGGGCCTGCGCCTGCTGCACGCCTTCGAGGTCGACGGCGATCTTCGCCTTGGCCTCTTTGCCGCGGGTGATCTGGTGCTCTGCCTTCTTAACCGCAAGGTCGGCAGCCGCCCGGTCCACCTCCGAGGACTTGGAATCCTCATGGACCTTCTTGCGGCGCTCCTGGGCACGGGCCAGCGCGACCTCGGCGGACTCGACCGCGAGCGTTGCGTCGGCGAGCTTGCGGGTCAGCTTCTCCGCTTGGGCCAGTCCACCCTTGTCGTCGACCTTGATGTTGACCGTGCGGTCGCGAGCCAGCTGACCCAGCTGGGTCGACACCTTCTCNNATCTGCTCGCGGAACCGCGTGAGGTCGGCCGAGACGTCGACCTGGTAGTCGGCGTCGATGCGCTCGAGGTCGCTCTTGAGGTCCTTGACGAACCTGGCCAGGGACGGCTTGATGTCGATGGAGGCTGAACCGGCGGAATTGGCCAACTCAGTGCACCTCCTTGCCTTCCCATACCGCGTCGACGCGGTCCATGATTAGCTGCAGCCGGTCGCGGACCTGCTCGCGTTTGAGCTTGTCCACCGCCGGTACCGGCACCCACGGGGTGATGCCCGCCGCGGACGGGTCGCCCTTGCACGCGGCGATCAGCAGCTGCTCCAGCAGTGCGGTGATGCGCGCGAAGTCATAGGAGTGCTTGTCGAACCCGCGCCAGCCCGGCGAATCCGGTGGCGGGTGTTTGGGTCGGCGCCCTTGGCGGGCGGCCAACTCCATGTCCTCCTGCAGGCACGCGGCATACCGCGACCCCAGTGGCAGTTCGTCGAGCAGGTCGAACAGGTCGCGCCAGTCCCGCTCGCCGCGCAACCAGTCGCCCAGGTCGTAGTGGTANNCGTAGCCCCCGATGAGGTCTACGAGCCGTTCGAGCCCCCCGGCACATCAGCAGCCCCCGGTCCGACCTGTGCGGTGAAGTGGTCGAGGACGCGTAGCCACAGCGCGATCACGAGTTCGGGGGTGGTGATGTGTTCGCCGTCGGCGCGCAGCGCCTTCACCTGTGCGTCAAACGCGTCGAGGGTGCGGTCGAAGTCGTCGGGGCGGCCGTTGAACATCAGCCGCAGCGCCTTGATCGGCTTGCCGTCTTCGACGTACTCGTCGATGGCCAGCTGGTCGCGCGTCGCCTCGGGCATGGTGATCACGATTGGCGGGTCGAAACCCTGGGCCGGGCCCAGCACGAACGGGACGATCTGCTGGGGTTCGGCAGTGTTGCCCAGCCGCATGCGGGCCCGTGCCCGGTAGGCCTCGAAGTCAACGAGGTTCTCCCGGGCGCGTTGCGCATCGTCACGCAACTGCTGCTCGGCCACCGACTGTTCCTCGGCAGCCTTCTGCGCGGCAGTCTTGCGTGGTGCAGACTTACTGGTCGGCGCAGCCTTGCGCGGTGCGGCCGTCTTGCGGGCAGTGGTCATCACAAGTCCTTCGGGATATTCGGGGTACGGGGTAGTCGGGGTGGGAAGTTACGAGGGCCGCGCCCCCCGATAGAACGCGGCCCCCGCAACACTTAGGCGACAGTCACCCCGGGCGCGGTGCCGCCGGTCAGGGACGTGCCGGACGCGGTCAACGAACCGGAGACCGTCGAATCGAAGGTGACCGTGTAGGGCCCACCAGCCGAACCGGTGACGGTGACGTGACCCGAACCCACACTCGACAAAGCCTCCAACGCGGACCGCACATTGGTCGACGTCGCATTGAACGCGACTCCCGAGGTGGTTTGGCCGCCGACCGACAGGGTGAACGTTCCCCCGGTCGGGGACCCGGTGACAGTGACGGTGANNGCTCAGCCCACCCCGCGCCGTCGATGCCGAACTCGTACAGGTTGTCGCCGTCCTGGAACATCTGCAGGTTCTGCTCAGGCATCATCGGCGAATCCTGCGACAAGCTGACCTTGCCGCCCTTATCTGACCCGGTCTTGGGGAAGAACCACCACGGCAGCACCTCGTTACCGGTCCGGTCATTGAAGTCCAGACCGAGAAGCATGATCGACCAATACTTGGGCGGGACACCTGCAGTCTTCTTCGCCCGGAACCCGCCGGTGCTCGTGCCAACGAATGCGTCGGCGTTGAGGTTGGCCTGGATGCGGTGAGTGATCTTGCGAGCCTCCTGCGGCGCGATGGCGATCGCCATACCCTCCGACTGCAGGATGCGCCGCCGCGGAGCCAGGGCACCATAGCCCATGATCTCGTTGTACTTCGCATCCGGTGACAGGCTCGCCGCACCCTTCTGGTCGATGCGGCCCAGCGACAGCAGCCCGAGGTCCTCGACCACGCTGTCGAGGATGCCGTCGGCGTCGAACGCCGGGTCGGGGAAGGTGACGCCGGGCTCCCATGGGGTGGCGAATACGGCGAGGTCTTGGACGACGACGACACCAGCGTCTACGGCGTCCTGATAGGCGGTGATCGAAGACATTGGGGTCTCCTTCTTCAAGGGTTTCTCGCCCCGTGGGGCATGACGAAACACCCGCAACCGGGGTGGTAGCGGGTGTGGGGATCGGGGGAATCTGAGAGCTACCGGCGTTTGCCGGTGGCCAACACGAACGTGCCCTGCACGAGCCGGTCATCCGGGTCGTCGAACACGATCTGCTGCGGGGTCTCCGAGACGGCGAACCCGCGGATCGGGGTGGTGGAGCCGTCGGCGCGCGGCACGATGCCACCGGCGACGTACTGGGTGCACAACATGTCCGACACGAAGTCGAACACCTGCGTCGAGGTCTTGCGGGTGGCAGCGNNCACGTACCGCAGGACGCGTTCCTCGACGATGCCGGGCATGGCGTGCACCCGCACCACTACCCCACCGTCGGCGATGATCGCCTCGGTGTCTGTGGGCAGCCACGTGCACGCCACCCCACCGGGGTCGAGGCGGTCGAGTTGGGTCTGCACCATGTCGGCGAGNNAGTCGACAGGCAACTGCACGATCAGCCCCCCAGGTGGTTGAGGGTTTGGCGGAGCTCATTGAAACCGTCGCGGCGCACACTGCGCCCGTCGCGGCCGAACTCGCGCGCCCCGTCATGGCCGAACTCGTGGGATGCCGCGTACGGTGCGTCGACGGTGACCCGTCCGACCCACCGGTCGCCCTTGCCGCCACGCACCACCGACACCTTCGCCGAGCGCGCCAGCTGCCCGGTGCGCTTGGCCACCAGGGCCTGATACACCAGCTGCGCCTGTGACGCTTTGGCGAACACCAACTTGCGGCACTCAGGCCCGGTCAACCAATCGGTGAGTCCGCTGTAGCCGTCGGCTGCGCCGGCCTTCACATCACGCACCCGACACCTCCCGCAATCGCACCAGCTTGTAGCCGTAGTCGGTGCCGGTCATCGGATGCACCTGGTTCCACATCGGCTTGCCCAGGACGTGGAACGTGCGGTCACCGATCTCGACCTTGTCCGAGGCCACCACATCGGCGGCGCGCGGCACATACAGGTCGACGTCGGTGATCTGCACGTCCTGGAACTCCTGGTTCGAGGTCGTGGCGTTCCAGTCGACACCGCACCCGGTGATGGTGTGGTCGGCCTCGGCGCCCACGGGATCGCCGTGGCGGTCCTTGGCCGAGTACCGCAACACGGTGACGGTCTGCCCGTGCGGGAGTGTGAACGGGGTGCTCACATCCCCACGCATTCCATCGACACCGCACCCGAGGGGCGCCCGTCAAGGGCGTCGGACTCCTGGGCGGTCAGGTACAGGTTGCCGTCGGGGTTGCGGTAGGCGACCTGGCTGGTGGCGGTGAACGGGCCCATCACAGCAGTGGACTGCTGGTTGGCCTGCCCCTCGTGCTCGGAGGCCAGCATCGCCCGCTTGACCATCGCGCACGAGATCATCTCGGGCACCCCGGCATCGAGCACGCCGGAGGCGATGCGGGCGTCGAGGTCGGGGAACCACGTGCGCAACCACAACCCGGCGTCCTCGAGGAGGACCCCTGCAGTTGCGGTGTCGGTCAACGCCGGCCACCGCGACTGCAACTGCGTCGTGGTTGCGTACGCGGTCATCAGTCCTCCGACTCCGTGCTGCGACGACGCGGTCGCCGCTTGGGCTCCTCGGCTGCGCCAGCATCACCCTCGGCCGCCGTCTCGACGGGCTCGTCGGCCGGGGTCTCCGCCACGGCGAGCACGTTGAGCCTGTCGAAGCGCTCGACATCCTCGGGATGGACGAGGATGTCGGTGCCGCAGTCCGCGCGCCGCGTCCGCCCGGCCGGGTCGATGTAGGCCATCGACCCGAGCCGAACGGACCGCTTCACACCATCACTCATGCGGCCAGACCGGAGATCTTGAGAGCGTTGTAGGGGTTGGTCACGCAGAACACCGGACGGATCGACGTCTGCACGATCGTCGACTCGGTCGAGTCGTCGCGGTAGGTGACCGTCTTGAGCGGCTGCTCGTAACGGACCTGGCCGACGGTGCCCTCCTGCACGGCGTACGCGGTGCCCGCGGCGACGGCGTTGGACACCGCGACCGAGAAGCCCTGCGCCTGCAGCCACGCCTCGGCGTTGCCGTAGATGATCGACAGGTTCGCGAACTCCTGCGGGTTGATCACCAGCAGGTTGTAGTCCGAGCCGAGCTCGTTGACCAGGCCGCGCTTGCGGATCTCGGCGAGATCGGCGGCCGGCAGTGCTGCTTTGTTCTCCGTGGAGATGGTCAGCGCCGTCGCATCGGCCCACGAGGTGCCGGTGATCTGCAGCGGCGAGCCGACAGCAGCGATGGACGCCTCGAGCTCAACCAAGGCGCGGGCGTGCAGCCAGCCAGCGCTGCACGTCGTTGCCCAGCTTGATGCCCTCGGACTGGATCTGCGACAGATCGTTGCGGTCCTTGGCCTCGTCGGTGACGCGGAACTTGCCACCGAACTTCTCGACCTGCGCGGTCTTGGGCTCGGGCCGGTCGAAGGTGACCTCCGGGAACTCGGCACCCGGCGCGACCTTCTGCCCCCCGCGGTTGGGGAACAGGTCATTGCTGGTGAGCTGGGTGTAGACCAGCGAGCCGCCCGACACACCGCCGCCGTTGGCGAAGATGCGCTCGGCGAAGTAGCCCTTCAGGGCGATGTCGGACAGGTAGGCGTTGATGCGGGTCGGTTCCTTGAGCATCAGGTCGACGGTCAGGTTGTTGCCCGACACCGACGCAGAACCCAGCGGGTACTCCTGCGAGTAGTAGGTTGCCATGATTGTCTCCTCAGAGGTCCAGTGCGATCAGCACGTCGTTGTTGTTCGTGCCGGTCGAGCAGGCCACCCCGGCGGGCACACCCGAGGCGAGGGTGACGGCCTTGCCGCCCGACCCGACCTCGACCTGCGCACCAACGGCGATGTTGCCGCCCGCGGTCACGTTGACGATGCCGCCGCGCAGGATCGCGCCGACATCACCGGAGGCGATGTCACGGGCGGCGACGCCGAACGCCTTGACGGCCCCACCGGCGGTGGCGGCCTTGATGAGTCCGTCGGCGTCGGGGGTGGCCGACACTGCGACGAAAGTCTTGCCGGTCACGGCCCCGGTGGTCTTGACGGTCACGTCAGCCCCCGGCCGGAACAGCGGCTTGGCTTCGTTTGCCATGATGTTCCCTTTCGGATTACTGCGCCCGGACCGGAGTGGTCCAGTGCGCGGGATAGGAGTTGTCCACCGCCGGCGGCGGTGTGGGTGAAGCTCCGGGNNTGATTCCACCGGCCGCTGAGTGGGCGGCTTGGCGGGATCCTCGACAGGCGGCGTCGGCGCCGACTGCACACGGGCAGCGAACTTGCGCGCACGCGTTTCCTTCTCGTCGAAGGTGCCCTCACCGATGAACTCCAGGTCCTCGTCGGTCAGGTTGTAGCGCGCGGCGATCAGTTCGGTGTCGCGTTGGGCGAGCTGGGCCTGGAGGTCGGCGTTCTCGGCTTTCTGTCGGTCCAGGTCGCTCATGTTCTTGCGCTCGGCCTCCTGGGCCGCGGTCACCAACGGTTCCTGCTCCTTGAGCCGGGACCGCAGGTTCTGTGCCTCCCGCTGTACCTTGTCGAGCTTGCGGCGCGCCCAGTCGGGCAATTCGCCGCCGGTCTCGTCATCCTGACCGGCCTCCAAGGTCGGATCGGGATCGGGCTGCGGCTGAGCCTGCAGGTCCTCCGCCGGCGGGCTGTCCTGCGCAACTTCAGCAGCGGGTGCGGTGGGCGTTGGTGCAGTCATCATTGTCTGGGCCTCCTGGGCCTATCGAGGGGTGTCGGGGTATCCGCCACCGCCAGGGGTGGAGGAAGAATGTGGGTATAGAAAAACCCCGCAACCAGTGGTTACGGGGTCTTCTTGACTCAGATCGTGAACTACTAACCGGAGTGGACGATGTCCTCCAGGAGCTCCTGATGTGTCCAGCCCTCACGCTCGGCGCGGTTGAGCTGGCGGCGCAGCGCGAGTTCGGCGGCGTGGCCGCTGTAGCCCTTGGTGGCCTCGGTCCACAGGTCTTCGTAGAGTTCGTACGCTTCGCGGCCGTCCCAGTCCTCGCCCTCGCGGACCAGGACCGCGCGGCAATCGCAGTGGTCGTGGAACGTCTTGCCCGCCCGCACACCCTTGGAGGCGATGGTCGCCGACTTCTCGGTCTTGAACACCGGGCCGCGAGAGGCGAGCATCACGCACCGCGAGCAGTTCTCCGCACCCGAGAGCACCCGGGCCCAGCCGATCTTCTCGCCGTGGCGCTCGGCGGTGTCGATGACCGCTTCACGCCCGGCCGCATCAGCGTGGCGCGCCAGGCGCGACCCGAGCTGCCCGGCGATCGTGACGGTGGCCCTCGACTTACCGCGGGTCACCTGGTCGAGTGTGCTGATCGTGACGGGGCTGCGGGAGCGCTGGGTGTTCTCCTGCTCGATGTCGGCCAGGATCGTCTCGATGGCCTTGGGGCCGTAGGGCCGTAACGGTGCCGGCGGCACACCGGGGGCGGTGTGGGCCATGTTCTGCACCGCCAGCACGTAGGACTGTCGCCGGGCCTTGTCCACGTAGCGATATGCCTGTCGAGCGAACAGGGCCCTGTCTTCGTCTGTGGTCGGCTTGCCCAGCAGGCGCAGTAGCTGTGCGGCCAGGCGCACCATCGTCTTGGTGATCGCGCCCTGGCGGTACAGGTACTGCGCGTTCGAGAGCGGCCTAACCTGCGGCGGTGAGGTCACCGGTCACCAGGTCGGGCGACAGTGGCTGTGCCGACTCCTGGGGCTGCGCAGGTGGTTCGTGCAGCATGGTCAACGGGTCGGTCTCGCGCCGTGCCGCAACCGCACGGTTCACGGTCTCCCGCGTCCAGCCGGGGATGAACTCCCAGAGGAACTCATCGGGCACACCGAGCATCTGCCCCAACTTGCCCAGAGCATCCACGGTCGCCGCATACGAACGCGCCGAGGAGTCGCGCCACTTCACCTCCGAGGCGAAGTCCGACGCGGCGGCGGTGTCGCCGTCGATGTAGGCCGCCAACCGGAATGCCTGCTCGTGAGACTCACCGAAACTCGTGGTGATCTCGTCAGACTTGCGTTCCTTGGCCGATTCCAACGCGGCCANNCCGATCGCGGACATGTCCAGCAGCCCGGAGTCTTTCGACTCGATGTAGCGGGTCAGGTCGGTCTCGTTGAGCTCGCCGACCTTGACGTCGGTGTCGTTGAAAGTCCACACGTTGTTGACCTTCATGCGCATCGCTTCGTCTTCGCTCTTCGCGGTCCACCCGATGATGTAGCGCTGTTTGAATGCGGCGAAGTACTGGGCCACCAACATCCCGAAGGTGGTCTCGTTGATGCGCGACTGGATCGCCAACAAGGGCTCGATGATCCCGAGTTGCTCCTCACCGTCGAGCAGCACCCGATCACGGAACCGCACGATCGGACACACCCCGATGCCGTGGTGGCGCGACTCGATGTAGGAGAAGTTCTCCGTCCGCAGATACGTCGGATCAGTCCAACCCAAGGTCGAGTGCGGCTGGGACTTCACGCCGATGAAGTGCACGTCCGACTCGTCGTAGAGCCGGATCATGTTGCCGTTGACCTCGAGCGCGTGCAGCGGCCAGTCGTCGTCGATCGGCCCGCCGTGCTTGGGATCCCACACCATGCGCTCGCCGTACACCGCGGTCATCTGCCGTGGCGACGCAGGCTTGCAGAACACCTCCGCACCGGAGTCCTCCTGGCCCGGTGTGAGCGCCGGCAGCACCGTCTCGTAGGCGACGCCGTAGTGCAGTGCCGAACGGTGCAGCCCGGTCTGGCGCGCATCCATCTGGTTGCGCTGCCACCACTTCCACGGCCCGGCCGCCGACCCGTCGGACGACAGGTAGTTGTCGACCTTCATCACCTGGGAGAACGTGTCGAGCACCAGCGGCAGGAAGTTCGTCTCCGACCGCGCCGCCATCCGCTTGAGCGCCGGTTTCGCATCGGTCTCGACCGGCACCGAGCACACCGACTGCTGTGTCGGGATCCACAGCTCGCCACCGGAGTACGGCACCGTCGGCGACAGTGCGGCGTTGAGCAGGTCCAGGCGCCGCGCCTCGTAGGCCCGGACCTGCAGCAGGTTCTGTGCGAGGTCGACGGCGTCACGAGCTTTCACGCGACCTCCTTCACATCGAGAAGAACACCGCTTGACCGGTGCGTTCGGTGGTTGGGTGCTTGTCGAGGTAGCGCGCACGCGCCATGTCGGCGAGCAGCATGGCCGCCCATCCGTCGACCTTGCGTGCCGACTCGCGGTGTTCCTTCCCGAACGACAGGCCGTAGCGGTTCAGCCGGCGGCGTGCGTTCAGCACGTGGACCCGCAGGAGCGTGTCGACGGGTTGACCTGTCGAGTGTCTGATCGCCCCGTCGAGCACTGCCGCGACGAGTGCCTCGTTCGCCAGCGTCGAGTCCTTCAGCCCGCTGCGCATGTCCCATCCGACGACCGATCGGTTCGATGCGCGGATCTTCAGCTGGTTGCGGTAGTCCATCGACCATTGATCGATGTAGGACTCCCACAGCGCCACGTCGGCGAAGGCACCGACGACGTCGTATGTCGTGAACGCGTTGCGGAACACGCCGTCGACCTCGGTGCGGTCGACTTCCCAGTCCCGTCCTCGAGGCCCGTCCGGGGCCTGCCAGATCCCTAGCGGCTGAACCAGCCGGTCGGCTACTCGTATCGCTACGAGTGCTGTCGCGTCGTCGGTCTTTCCGCCGTCGAAGCCGAGTGTGATCCGGTCGCCCGGCTTCAGGCGGTCATCAGTGGCCGTAGCGTCCCAGCCGGTGGTCGTCACCAGGGCATCCGATGCCGCGACGACCTGGTTCAAGTAGAAGCGGCGTGACACCTCGACCGGCGTCGTCGGGTCCAGGATCTCCTCGACGAGCCGATCGACATCAAGCCACTCCGAGTCACCGCGCGCATCGATCAGGCCCGCCCGCAGTGACCCGCGATCGGCGAGATCGGTGTCGGTAGGTGCCTCGGTCGCGTCGTAGTACAGGGCGGCGCGCGATCGGCCGCTCTCGATTGCCGTCCACGTCTCGTAGTCAGCCTCGGCGACAGACCCCTCACCGGGGACGTGCGCGTTCTGGATCGCCAACGACCTGGCCGCACCATCACGCGACTTGCCCAGGTTGCGGTTGATCGCCCGGGACATCTCCACACCCTGGTTCGCGTAGATCCAGTGCTGGGTCTCGTTCTTCACCACGAAGGTCGGGCGCCCACCCTCAAGTGCGCGAGGGCTCGAGGTGACAGCCTCAATGCGACCGGTGCCGCGGCAGTAGATGATCTCCTTGCCAAGGTCGACACCGAACTCGGCGATCGCGTCCTTCGAAAGCATCGGACCGAGCAACGTCATGGTGTTCCGAGTTTGTTCGCGCGACACGGCTGCGATCTGGATCCAAGGCGCCGGGTGCTGCGCTGGTCGGCCGTCGATCATGCGGCATTTGCCCAACGCCTCGAACCACACCATCGCCGCAGCGAACGGGTCCTTGCCTACCCCAGCCCTTCATTCTGCGGATCACCCCGCGGCGGTGAACGAACCGACCTGCGTCGTCGACTTCGTACCACCGCAGCAGGATTCGGAGCTGTTCCCGGGTGAATCGGAGTGGACTTCCAGCGTCGGGACCGTCGGGTTGCGTCAGCCAGTCTGTTGCGAACTTCGCTGCTTCCCAGCCGATCGCGGTGTTGGCTCCCTGGGGAACAACATCAGGCCACGAACGAACGGCTGTCATCGGGCATCACCTCCCTCCCCTCATCAAGGCGGCGACGCCATTCGATGGCTAGGGAGGTGTGCTTCCCGAAGTTGCAGGGCGGGCAGGCCGGGACCACGTTCCCGATGCTGTGGCGGCCACCGCGAGAGATCGGAACGACGTGGTCCATCGTGAGTGGACCCGATTCTCCGCAGTACGCGCACCGGAACCGGTGACGGTTCAGAGTCCGCTGCCAGTCAGCGTCCGAGAACTGGAAGACTTCGGCACCACGAAGTCGCGCCTTCCGTCGACGGCGGTACTCCCGGCAGCGGTCAGGGTTCTCGACAAGGTAGATCCGCGCATACTCGCGGCGGTGGGCCGCCTCTACGGCGTAGCGTTCGCGGTCACGCTTGCGGGAACGGCCGTCGTCGAGACGGCGCCGATCAGAGGCGATGGTCTTGCACCGCCGGCTGCAGTAGACCGCGTGCGGGCGTTTGCCCGTCATCGACCCGTTGCACTCGACGCACAACCGGACCGGGGAAGTCACGTCGCCGCGGCCCGGTACTCATCCATGATGGCGACCTTCGCCGGGTCGACGTCAGGCTCGCCGCCACGCTCGAGTTCCAGGCGCACACGGCGGCGATCGCCCTCTGTCACCAGCAGCCGCTCAAACGCCGTGTACACCGTTTGGAGCATCTGCGCGGGTCGGCGCTCATCGCGCTCCTGGGCCTTCTTGATGTACGACAGGTCGTCCATCAGACTGAAGGCGAAAGCCCAGTCCGACGGCTCGTAGAATTCTGCCTGGCCCGACGTGGCCAGCGAAGCCCAGAGACTCTTCGCGATCGGATGCCAGCTCCTGTCTGCGGCAGGAACGCGTCTTGTTGCGTCGGCGCCGTTGATCGGAGCGCTTAGGGACTGGACCAGGCATTTGGTGTGACCTCCAGGGTCGGGGCGGGAACGTTCAACCTACCAGGGTTGACGAGTAAAACTTGGGAACCCGTACACAGCCTCAGGTGCTATGAGACGCAACAAGACGACG